GTACCGGAAGTACCGGAAGTACCAGAAGTACCAGAGGTACCGGAAGTACCAGAGGTACCGGAAGTACAAGAAGTACCAGCGAGTAAGGAACGTATAACGCAATTCGCACAAGTCGCTGCGCAGATAGCAGTGCGTAATATACATAAGAACCAGGTTCAAGCCGCACTAGATACGTTTGGTTTCAAAACATTAGTCGATCTTATTCGCAATCAAGATAAGATTCCAGACTTTGCTGAGGCATTAGGTTTATGAAACACATGCGTATTGGGCTTAGCAGGGCTGCTCGCATCGTACAATGTCCCGCATCGCTTCAACATGAAGAGCGATTGCTGCCAATAGAGCGTGATATATCTGCCGCCGATAGGGGCACTGCGTTTCATGAGCTTGCGGCAGTAGCATTGAGCAATGGTGGCGATGTTTGCGCCGAAATAAAGGATTATATCGACGACATTTCTTTAATTCAAAGCATGTGTCCGGGCGCTAAACTTCACATTGAAGAGTTTATATCGTCAACACATTTACATCCTGAAAACGGCGGAACCCCTGACGCATGGTTAGCCGATATTGAAAGCGATATTCTTTACGTTTGGGATTTGAAAACGGGATATAAGGAAGTTGATGCTTTTATGAACTGGCAGTTGATTAATGCCGCCAGTGCTATATTACGGCATCCCGAATGTAACTTGTCAGATTCAGCGTCAGTAGTCATGACTATCGTGCAAACCAACTGCTACACGGCATCGGATACCGTTCGCAGACATGTTGTAACATTTGAGGATATACGTCGATGGAGTAATCACTTAGCGTTACGGTTTATTAATGCAACTAGTGATAACCCTAAGTTTGGTGTAGGTTCAGAATGTACATACTGCAATTTTAGGCATTATTGCCCGGAACTTAAAAGTAGGTGTGCAGCTATCGTTGAAGAACTTAGTCATGATCATAAGCCGTCCGACACCTTAGAATCGAAGGGTCAAGAGTTGAACGTACTAACCGAATACACCAAGTTAATTGGTATTCGCTTATCTGCGTTGCGAGAAGTGGCAATATCAGATATCGAATCGGGTAAAACTGTACCGGGATGGTGTGCAGAAGCGACATTATCCGATAGATTCTGGTTAAACGAACCAGATGAAATAATTGAAATGGGTAAAGAATTAGGTGTTGATTTGCAAGCGCCGATAACAGCGGTAAGCCCCGCACAAGCTGAGTCAAAGGGTATCCCTAAAGATTTAATATCCGGGCTAACCGGTCGAAAGAACACAGGTTTTAAACTTAAACAACTTAAAAATAGAGGTGTATCATGATTGAATTATTATTGCCACCATCGCGCATTATTGGCGGGTCGCTTTATCAAGAAAACAAGCGGGTCGATTTCACAACAAAACAGCCGGTTATAGATCAAAAAACCGGCAAACAGGCTGTAAACTTTTCATTCGGTATCGCTGTTGCTAAAGGTAATGAGCGTTCGTGGAAAGAAACAACATGGGGCACGCTAATAGCCCGTGAAGCCGAATCAGCATGGAGCAGATTAGCGTCAACCCCCACATTCGCATGGAAGATATCAGACGGCGATAGCAATGTGCCGAATAAATCAGGTAATGTGCCTTGTGAAAATGAGGGGTATCTCGGTAACTGGATAATCTGGTTCAATAATGGATGGGCGCCTCCAATATTCGAATCGACAACACGTAGGCAACTATTCGATGCAGATTTAGTTGTACCCGGCGATTATGTTGAAGTTTACGCCGGCGTAAGATCGAATAACTCGGCGCAAAGTCCCGGTTTATTTATGTCGCCGTTGGCAGTTGGGTTTTTAGGTAAAGGTGAACGTATAGAAACGAAGGCATCCATCGTAAATGTGAATGACATACCGTTCGGGCAACAACGCGTACCGATGGGGGCCAAACCGCTTATTGTTGAGGATGATGTACCGTTTCACCCGTCAACCCCATTACCTCCCGCGAATCCTGCTTTTTTAGACGTACCTGTGCCGCCTACATTACCGAAAATGACGGCTAAAGCAAGCGGATTATCATATGTAGATATGATTGCGAAAGGTTGGACAGATGATCTAATGATTCAACACGGCTATATGGTAAGATAATGATTGCGTTTGTCGATACTGAATGTTATATCGACTATTGGCTTTGTTTATTCAGTACCGGGGAGGTGTTTGAAATATACCCCGGTACTGACTTCGACAGATCGGAATTAGCGTCAGTTATGCATAAGTACACAGTTGTTACGTTTAACGGTAATAACTATGACTTACCGCTAATTGAGCACGCGATAGCCGGCGCTAACACAATTGAACTTAAGCGATTAAGTGACGCCATCATCGTTGACCGTATAAAGGTATGGCCTAAAGACCGATCAATTGATCATATTGATCTAATCGAAGTATTACCTGGTGTATCGAGCTTAAAAGCGTATGGCGGTAAGAATCATACCGCTAAGTTGCAGGATTTACCTTTTGACCCTTCGGAAAGCGTAAGTGGCTCAATGCGCGGCGTACTGTTGAAGTATTGCTTTAACGATATTGTTGTGTTGGAGGAATTGTACAACCGATTCAAGACTCAGGTTCAGCTCAGGGTCGATATGAGTGCTGAATATAACATAGATTTACGATCTAAGTCCGATGCTCAAATGGCTGAAAGCGTGTTTAAAACTCTCGTACATACAGATAAGTCGGCGTATGTTCCGTTAAGGTTTAATCATTCTAATTTGTATCGACCTGACTTATTTGATTCAGATTATTACGTTCAGCTAAATAATACGATTGCTGCTGTTGATAAATTACCTACATCGACGGTTATTGGTAAAAACACCTACAGTATCGGAATAGGCGGTCTGCACTCAATAGAAACGTGCGTTCGGTACACTAACGGTGTTATTTGTGATATTGATGTTGCCAGCTATTACCCCAGTTTAATATTAAATCAGCGTATCAATCCGCCACGTATACACGACTTCTTATCAGAATACGACCGTATTTATAAGAACCGTATCGCGTTTAAAATCACAAAAGACAAACGTGCGGACAGCTTAAAAACACTATTGAACGGCACGTTCGGTAAGTTAAATTCACCGTATTCTGTTTTTTACAGTCCTGCTGATTTTTTAAATGTAACGCTCAACGGGCAGGGCGCGTTATTAACACTCATTGAAATGCTTGGAGGGTGTGCCATTGATATTATAAGTGCCAATACGGACGGTATTGTTACACGATGCGAACCTTACCAGATTACTAAACGCGACGCTATTGTTAAGCAATGGGAATCGATTACAGGGTTGGCGACAGAATATACCGAATATTCGGCTATTTATATTCGGGATGTAAACAACTACATTGCGATAAAACCGGACGGTAAGGTTAAGTTGAAGGGTTGTTTTGCCCAGCCAGAACCCGGCCCATCAGGTTGGCCTAATCCAACGGGGCAGATTTCAACGACCGCTTTAGTTGAGTTCTTAAAATCAGGTACACCCATCGAAGAAACCATTAACAACTGTAACGATATTTGTGAGTTTTTGTATGTTAGACAATGCAAAGGTGGTGGATATTACAACGATAACGCGCTACCACCAAAATCAGCATCTAAAGTGAGTATAACTAAAACACTTTCTAGCATTGGAATACGTGCTAATAACGACAATATGTTTAAACTTTACGATGCGTATAGGGATTCAATTCTATCGAATCGTGACTATCTAGGTAAAACGGTGCGCTGGTATTACTCAACTTCAAAAGGTGAAATACGAAATAAATCAGGTGATTTAGTAGCCGGCGCAACTAACTGTAAACCAATGATGCAATTGTTTGATTCCATACCTAACGATCTGGATAGAAACCGATATGTTGAAATTTCAAAATCTTATTTAAATCAACTTGGTGTAAACTAAAATGAGCATTATGTCAGAATCAGCTATGCTTATACGTGTCTATGGCACTAAACCCCCGTATCTATTGGCTGTGTTTAAGCTACAAAAAGGTAAATTTAACGTGGTGTTTACCGATACCGTTCAAACGATTAAAGATATAAATAATCCGTTTAGAGGGTACTTAGGTCAATTCAATTCATCCAATGCGTCAGTTTTGAAAAAACAGTTGTAAAAAACCACCATCCGGCGGTTATAGCCCCCCCGACGCCATGGCCGCCGCACCGCCAACAACCGTCTTTAGTTTGTCTTGATCACCCTTTATGTCAGATAGTTTTTCCATTATCGCAGCGTTCTGTATCGAACTTTCACGTCCGACACGCTCAGCTTCATTCATACGATATTCAAGCATTGTAATTCGTGACTCCATACTTTGTCGGCGTTCCGTCATTTGAGGTATGTGATTATGAGTCATTACTAATACTTGCTAAGACAACAGCGAACATCGTTAAAAATGTCGTCGCAAAGATTAAACCGTACAACAAACACCGTCTTGCTGTTTTCAATTGTTGCTTAAATTCAGAACCTCGATCACTCATTAGTTATGTACTACATCAAAGCGTTATCTTTTAAATGTATGATTATTTATCTTTAACGGCCACACCTAAACCGCCAGCAACCGCACTGGCTATTATAACCAATCCATTTATATCCTTACCTAACCACCAACCTACAGACGCAACCATGGCAAATATACACCAAACTAAACCCCGTTTAGTGCTCGTTTCTTTTATATCAAATGTTATGCTCATCTTTTAGACTTCTTTATTTTATCGTTCAATTTAATATAATCAGGGTCGTTTTTATCGATAACCAGTACGTCTTCAACCGAATTGGCCAACTCTAACAACATAACGAATCTTTTGAAATCATGATTGTCATCATTTAACGGTATAAATTCGCCGGCACCGTTAGCAATCGTATCTGATATTTTAATAGGTTTCATAAAAATGCCTTTGCTATCCAATGTAAACCGTAAAGACTACCTATAACACCGCCAGCGTTACCTGTGCCTAAAATTCTAAAGCTGTTCTCTGATATGGAATCCGCCGATGTCGCGGAACCGTCGCCCGTTCCAAGCAATCTAATTTGCGCCCCAGCAGCTTCGGGATTAAACAGTGTAATGGTTGGTGCCACCCGTTTAGGACGTGAAAATTTTATACTTTGACCACATACCGTTGCAGACGCTCCCGCCGTAATAGCTCGCCACATAACTGCACCGGTTATACCTGCCGAACTTGCGGGGTCTGTGCCTAACGGAAATGATTTTTCACAGAAACTTAAGCATTGTTCAAGCTCATCTTCAAAACTAATATACGTCAACGCACTGTTAACCGTTGCCGATTCGGCAGCAAGCTTAACTCTCGATAACTCATAATATGTAGTTGTCGCCAGGTTAACATCGTTAGCAAATTCAAAATCAACAGCAATATTCTGAGCCGTTGAGCTGTTGGTCACTTGCACTTGAAATTTTGTCCATGTTGTCGGAAACGAGCCATTAGTGAAACTGACTGTGTTAGAGCCATCAGCATGATAGTCCGTTGCATTAAACGCACCATCATTTGATGAATTTGAATAGCCGACTTTTGCTCGCCAATTACCGGCACCGGATAACGTTGCGGCTGAAAAACGAACATATCCGCTCAACATTAACGGTGCAGAGCGTAACTGTACGACATTTCGCAAAGCGACCGCTTGTCCTACGTTACATTTGCTTGTTGCCGCCGTTGCATCCCACGACGCGCGTAAAACATAATTATTTCCGCCCGGATGAACCCCGCCACCTGTAAACGCTTGTCGAGTAACCATAGCCGTACCGCCGTTATGATGCCCCCAACAATCGGCCATATAATCGCTAGATAAGGCGGTATCGGCAATACCCGATTGCCATATATCGAAGTGGCTATTTACAAGGATATTACGAGTTGAGTCTTTCGTATTATCTAAAGCGTTAACTTGTGATACCCGTGCAGAATCGGTGCTTGCAGTGCCTGCTGCCAACCCTGTGAGTTTAAAATTGTTCATCGGGATATTTGCCGTTATCGGCGTTTCCCCGTTAGCCGCTATTGATCCCGTTAACGCCGTGGCTATATCGTTTATAGTCGTGTTGAATTTAGCCGATTCGATAACTGTACCGGCAACAACCGGAAACGATGATGCCGGTGGCGTGTATGTTCCAGAACCGTTACGTGACATTATTCATCCTCGTTTAAAAGACCAGCACTAGCTGGGGTTAGTGATTTTCGCAATAGTTCAGATATTATTGGTTGATACTTATACCCACCCAATAGCGCTTTTTGAACAGGCCTTGTTGCACCTAACGCAGCTATACCCATGCCCGTTAACGCGGCTGGTAAGTTCGCAATGGCCGCGCCGGTTTCAAGCGCACCGCCAGCCAACAGCTTATTGGTCAATATTCGTGGTGCTGTTCCTGAATCATTCGTTTTCGATGTGAAAACACGTTTTCCTTTACCAGCTAAGTCTTGCAGTAACGCTTCACCAGATGCCGCTTTTCCGTTTTTGTCCATAACTATGGTTTTGTTATATAATTGTGCCGGTGTAAATTCGCCAGCATCAGTGCCGACACCTTTCGCAGTTTCTCGAAACCTTACAAAGTTGGCATACGCTTTGTCGATCTTTGCAATATCTCTATTTGTTTCAGCGGGTAATTGCGAATTTCGATAACTCGTTATGGTCGATTTAATATCTTCCAGCAAACTTCGACGCTGATCACCTACTGGCAGCGATCTTATTTTAGCACCTATTTCTGATTCTACCGCATGCATGTCGGACGCGTTGTATTTACCGGTGGCATCAGATGGCATCTTTGCTAATTGGCTCTGTATATATCGCGTTGTTTGTGCCCGTTCCTCAGGGTTAAGCAGTGCTGAGGGGTTATTAATCGCACGCGTCAAGTTACCGTGAAATTGTGGCTTAAATGCGATCGTTTTGCCAGCAAGTGCATTCGTATATGCCGCGTTAAAGCCTGATTTAAGATTTCGTATAGCTTCATGACCTAGCGCGCCTTTAGCTGTGATGCCTAAATCTGGCAATTCGGCTTCTTTAATCGCACGATGTGCAAATTCATTTATCCCACGATCACGCGCGTTTTTCGTTATCGCTCCGGTAAAGGGTAATGATTCGCTTGCTTCCTCAACACCGCGTATCATCCGACCAAGCCAATTCTGTTTAACGCCTTGCCCTAATGTGGGTTGTACACCTTCACCCATAAGATCGGATGCCGATTTGCTAGGTGTAAATCCCGTTACACCTTTAGCTGCACCACCTACTAATCCGGTCAATGCTGCCGTTATAGCCGCTTGCTTCAAACGCGCTTCATCGTCACCCTTCGATGTTAACCCGGATAACGCGCCAGAAGCTAACGCGGTTTTAGCAACCCCGCCACCCGGCAACATAGCATACGGTACGGTTGAACCGACGAACTTACCTATTGAACCGGCTGTACCGGTAGCGTTTTTTATTCCTTCGGCACCGGATTCAGATAACGATTCGCCATAACCGGGTCGCACGAAATCAACAGCATTACCCGCAGCGTTTAAAACTTCACCGCCAACGCCTGACGCGAATCGATTTATCGGGCCTAATGCTGGCGTATCTGTAATCGGCGTATCAGCGTATGCTTTAGCTAATATACGTGCGCCCTGTTCGTCACCCGCGGCGTGTGCAGCTTTAAGCGCGTTTCCTATTTCGTCGCGTGTCATTGTGAATATTTCCTTAAGAGTTCTTCAACCGTTGGTTCGTTACTAGACGGTTGTGCCTGTCCGGATCGCCGGTTATTTCCGGCTAACGCGCTCGCTCGACCATATCCTGCATCGATTACAGATTTAAGCTTATCTAGTTCCTTTTTAAAATCAACCTCACTTTGTGCGGTGTTTAGCGCGGCAATAGCGTCAGTTGCTTTTTTACCTTCGATTTCAGTTATCTGCCCACCACCTTTGAGCGCCTGAAACGCTTCTAAAAAGTTTTTACCTTTTAACTGATCAAGTTTAGCGTTAAAGTTTTGTGCTGGTGTGCCGGGTATATATTTCATCGGACTAGGTACACCTACCACATCAGACATGCCCGGATGTGCCGATAATTCATCGATCAGCGTTTTGGCATAATTTGCATTTTGTTCAATCTTTGGTAAATCTAACTGCGCCGTAACTTGAGCTTCAGCCTTCTTCTTAGCCATTTCAGGCTCAATGACAGCTTCGGCCTTAGCACGCGCCGCTTCGGCAGGCGATTGCCCCATCACCTTATTTGCATATCGTATACCTGCATCTGACGGGCCATTGCGGTCAACGTTACCCGGCCCCTCATTGTAAGCAGCTAACGCTAACTTATAAGCATCAGCTTCGTTCGCACCTGATTTTACATAATGGTCCATGAGTCCTAACAGATAATCAGCGCCACCACGCACTTGATCGCGTACCGACTTAGTATTAATCGGCTCAACACCGTAGCCAGGATTCGCGGCTGTTTTTGGCATAATCTGACTTAACCCCTGCGCGCCAACATTACTCACAGCGTTTGGGTTATTTGAAGATTCGACACTGATAAGATTCGGTATTGTATTCGTAAAATCAGGATTCAAGCTACCTTGCGGTGCGAAAAACTCACGACCTTGTTCATCGGTCGCTTTAACACCTTTACGCGCTTCAAGTGCCGCTTGTATCGCCCCACGTCTTGCAGGATCGGTCATAGCTTGTTGATAATCGGTCATAGCAGTGCGGTTTACGATAAAATCGCCACTGGGTAATCTAAACCCTTCCGCACCGCCAAACGTTTCAGGAACCGCCCCTGACGGTATAAAGTTAGTACCCGGCGTGCCTTTCGGTGCATTTAGCTGTGCTCGCAGGTCTTGCATAGCGACCGCCTTTAATTCGTCAGGAACCATCGAATCGGTAACTAATGAGATCGCCTTACTTCGATCGGGTTTAGCTTGTGAGACATAATCAGCAACCATTTTCGATTGTTCGTTACGTAACTGCCTTTTCAATTCACGACCACGGTCATCAGCTTTACGCCCGATATAAGCGCCGCTTAGTTGCTGAGCAACCTTATTTATGGCTGATAATGGACTAACGGGTACTACGTATCCGCCAGCAACCTGATTCGTTTCTAACGGTTTATTACCCTGTTCCATTAGCATTTGCGCAATAGCCCTACGACGATCTATTGCCGCCTGATCTTCATAAAACTTATCGCGTAAATCAACCATAATACGCCTTCACAGTTCCAGTCGCTTCACCGGTTATGTTGTTAACAACTGCGCCGGAATTATAATGGGTTAGTGTTGAAGCTTGGGCCGCTACCCATTGCTTATTGACACCGCCTTTAGTAATGCAAGTGTCCAACCACATTTTAGATGAATCCAACGCGGCTACGTTTTCAGGCAATACGGTTAACGCTTGCCCGATATAGCAACCTAAGTTCCACGTTTGCGCGCTATTAGCGTCAACCAGAACTCTATCGTGCGAATTTATATAGTTACCGTTTAACCGAATACCTTTACAAAAGTCATGTGATGTCGACGCGTTATCCGACACACCGGCGGAACCCCACGTGCCATTACCTATCGCAGCGCAGTCGATTTCAATAAACGATGGTGATGTTCCGGCGGTTGTTCCGTCAGATTCGTTAGAATGATAGTTAAAGCCATCATTCCAATTATTATACGCACCGCATCGATATAGATAAACCGATTGAAAAGACGCCACATTCAAACCATTAGCTAAACCACTACCTTGAAACGAGCAGTTATTAAACGCCGCTATTGTGCCGGTAACGGCCGATAACATAAATGAATACCACGGGCGACTACCTCCAACGAAATCGATACCCTCAACGTATATGGTGCAGTTGTTTATAGACGGGAAACGACCGTTATTAGCGTTCGCGCACGGTTGCATGAAGGTGTCGCCGACTAAATTACGATCATCGATAGCGCGAATATAGGATACTGTACCGTCGTTAAACCAACTACCCGGTGTTGCCGATACAGTTGCCAAATCAGCAACTTTGGTTAATGTATGAAACGCGCGTGGGCAACGCGCGTCAATCGTGAGCATATTTGACGGTTTTAAATCAACAACAGAACTGCTATTCGCCGATGTTATCGGGCATTGATACACATTTGAGAACGTGCCGTTAACCGTATAAGTTGGCGCGTTTGAAGACGCTGTTTGACAAGAAATATACCGATAAGGTGTCGTATTTATCACCGACAGCGATCTTAACGGTTGCGAGTTATTCCATGATTTAGTTGTACGCGCTATATAATCACCAGTCAGGTTGATTATTCGTATCGAATCAACATCGACCTTAAGCAATGCGGTTGCTAAATTAAGTAACGGCGCGCCGATGGACGTGCCTAAGTTAGCGTCTGAACCACCAATAGGGTCGACATAATACGTGACCGTTATCGCCGGTTTTACTGTGGTAATATCAAAATCAGTAACCAAGCCGTCAGCAAATCGCTTAATCAATATGGGCGGACTAGCCCATGTAAACCCAGTAGGTACGTTTACAGGCGATATGTGCCCGCGCTTCATTAAAATAGTATTACCCATTTGCGCCCACCTTAGCGGTTACTGCTGCGCCTGTGCCTGATATTGACGATAACACACAATACATATATGCCCATACTGCCAACGCATCGGTTAATGCCGCTCGCGCAACATCACTATCCGTTCCGGCTAACGAGCTGGTAGCTAACAGTATGCCCGATGCGGCACTAGGCGTATTTGTACCATACCAGTCAACGGTTGCACCGACCGCACCGGTTCCGGTTATTGATGTTTCGATACCCAAACCGTGCGATGATCGTTGAACCTCAAAAACTCTTGATGTTTGGTTAGCTGTTTGAGCGTTTAATAGTGTATGAACTGGCATTAGCGTTACCTGTAAAATCTGTTAGCAAATATTTGCTGAGACAACCGTTTAAATCTATCGTTCGGCTGCGGTTGTTGTCCGTTTCTGTAAATCAATTCTGCAATCTGCATCTTTTGATTGCGCATACGATCTGTATCGGTTGGCCCTGAGTCAGTACCGCGCAACGTATTGATGTTTGAACGGATGTTTTCAGGTCGCTTAAGTGCATTATACACTTGACTTAACGCACTTGGGGTTGCCGCACCGCCAGCAAACGCCGGGGTTATGGCCGCCAATGCCGCTTGTGTTCCGGCAGTACCTAACGTGCCCAATCCTGACGCACCGGCAATGCCTCCCGTTGACGCGCCACCAGCAAACGCCGGTGTTATAGCCCCTGCACCAACCAGTGAGCCAGTGGTTGAGCCTGCCGTCCCTGCACCAGTCCCTGCACCAGCAGCACCGCTCGAAAACACCGGTGTAATTGCGGACGAACCTGCCGCACCTAATGATGATGTGCCGCCTGCGCCGCCTGCTGTACTTGCCGCACCGCCGCCTGCCGCGCCCCCACCCCCACCAACAGCATTAGCCGCCGCGCCGCCAGTGAAATAACTTGCCGCCGCTATCGCCGCAACATCAGCGCCGTGATTCGTAAACCAATCGATGTAATTCTTATGTTGTTCAGGGGCTACCTTCGATAATGTTTGCCGAATAGGGTCAATCTTACCACCCGTTTCGTTTTCGAACTTCATGATCGGTGCTAGTACACGGTTAATGCCGGTCATTACCCGATCTTCACCCTCATGAATGAACTTTGACGCTTCACCAATAACTGGTAACTTTTGCGTCAAATCAAGTGCTCGAATAATACCAACAACAGCCGATTTATTTTTGTCTTTCCAACCTTCACGGTAATCTGGCATTGATTGCCAATCACCCCATTTTATTTGCGAAGGTGCGCCAAAATTCATAGCCATAAAATTCAATATTCCGGCAAGTAATAGGGTTAGCACGGTTTGTCGGGTAATTTCATACGTTGCACAGATTGACATTCTGCCGCTTTATCGCATGAAAATTTATTTTGCAATAATACATATCGCCACAATTCGTCGCGGTCTTTATCGCACTTTTCTTGCGCTATTTCAATTCGTCGCCACAAAACAATGATTGCCGCTGATAAAGCACCTATTGCAGTCATTAATAGTTGATCTGTGCTCACTATCACCTCGACAAGAATGCGCTACCCAACGAACCAACTAAACCAGCACCGGCATTGATATTGCTATTTTGCTGAGCTTGCTGTTGATTATACTGATTTTGCTGTGCTTGCCCTTGCGCTTGAACCGCCCCAAACATAGGCGCTGATTGCGCGTTAGTTCCGGGCTGATACCCTAATCCACCGGCAAACGGGCTGTTGACTTGGGATCCGGACAGCAGCGCGTTAATCTCGTTGATCGGAACCTGCCGCTGTTGCATCATTTCAAATATGGCTTGGTTTCTACCGGCTTGACTCATGCCGAAATCGCCTTGTTTTATGGCGTAATCACGACTTGCTTCTTGCCCACCTGCAAGTATTGCTTGCTGTCTAGCATCGTTATATTGCCTGTCAATCCCCGTCATTGCAGCGTCGTACGCGGCAGTGCCTGGACGTATACCTGCCGCAATCAATTCTGAATTTTTAGCATTGCGCTGGGCTGTTGTGTCGTTATCAACACGACTCATCATTGCGTTAACGGCATCGTTACGAATTTTGTTCGGGTCAGTCGATGTAACCGTGTTATTGCCAGGTAATTTTGAAAAGTTTATTTTACTCGCTAAATTCTTATGTATATTTTTAGCTGCATTAACGCCCGCGTATGATAACTCGCGTTTTGCAGCGTTTTGAGCATCGAATATCTTTTGTTGAGCAGGGCTTAAATTTTGTCTAAGTGTAGGTGTATACCCTTTTTTATAATCACCTTGCCACGAAACAGATTGCGTACCGTAAGGGTTTACGATGTTAGGGTTATTGGCCTTAGCATTATACAAAGCAACTTCTTTATTACTTACGCCTTGCGCTTGAGCCGCCCCAACGTAATCCGGCGCTTTTGGTGCTGAACCGCCGCCCATTATAGATACCTACAGTGTTTTTGTTTTAAAATCATGAGTTTCATTCCTGTATCCTCAATATTACATTTTGTTTCAAAACCAGCCCGTTTAGCCACGATTTCAGCTTTCGAGCCAGACTTCACAAATCCCAAAATACACTTAACATTTAGCTGTAAAAACGGGTAATAAAAAATAAACCATAGGTATTCACGTATTAACGCGGCAGCGGGTAGCTTATAGATGTGCATACATACGCTATCGTTCAAATATCGGTCATAAGCAACACACGCGATCAATTCACCAGCTCGTTCCAATCCAATAAACGCCGCGCCAAAAAAACCTACTTCGCCGCTATGGTTATCGATAATCCACTGATTACATCGTTCAGGGTCACGATCAATTATTTTAAATAACGCCGCCTGATTCATATAAATAATCCGTAGAAAACCATTGAACAGTTACATCCTTCGTATCGACACGTAACTTACCTGATGCCACATACCCGCCCCATTGATTAACGTGATGCCAGTCTTTAATAATGTTAAACCCAGCGCCCCACATAGCATCATCCCATACGGCCACATCCCATATGGATAATGTATCGGAACTCGATGAGGATAATCCTGCTAATTCTGTGTCCGCAAAATCGACATCGATACCAACAATATAATCTAACGAGCCGTTTACAGACATAACCGGCCTTATCATATTAAATCGTTTTTGTTGCGACGAATTCCCAAAGTAATTAAATGCCGATTTTGCATAGGCGGTTATATTTGCACCTTCATCCGACGAACCAAACCACGCTTTTTTAACTGCTGTGCTTTCACAAAAGTACAACTCGTTATTGAAAACCACAAAATCCTCGGCGTTCCATCCGGTAAACCTGCACCACGCCTTAGTGATCGTGTTCATTACATACTGCTCATGCTGCGAATCTTCGGTTATCGGAATGTTCACGATAGCGGCGCCGCGAGTAGGAAAAACAACTGCTGCCCATCCAAAATTTAAACCGTATGTTCTAGCCGCGCCGTTAAACGCATTTTCTATCTTTCTGGATAAAGCGTTACTGTAATTAGCCGCCGTTGCTTGAACGATCGTATTTATTTGAAACACGCCATTTTCAGTTAATACGGTCAGGTCTGAACCAGACCTCAATATGCAACGTCTGCCTAAAGGTTTTCCAACCGGGTATACACCAACTAATGACCAGGTTGCAGCGGCTGATGGGTCTGTGCCTTGATAAACGACGCATTCGCCTTCGCTAGTGACGAATACCATCCTATCTTCGGGTCCCGCGCCACTATCCAGCGTCCACGCGTCCATCGCCATTAGATAGCCGCCTTTTTGTGCAACACCACTTAGCGAAAACTTAGTTAATGCGCCGCCCGCCACACCGGAAGGTAAGTACCAAAAAGCCAAGTCGTTTACGGGTATAAACATCAATCGACCTTTAAACGCACATAAACCAGTTAATAATGACGTTGTAATTCCGGTTAAAGCGGGTGATGTGCCGCCGTCAACCGCCGTCCACGTTGTACCGTTATAATAAAGCGGTTTGTCCACCCCGTTAACCATTATTAACCATTGGTTTGTTCCGTCACCAAACATAAGCCATCGGTGTTTGCCGTTCGTTCTCGCGGCAACACTCGCACCGACTGCACCGGCACTGGATACGTTATACACGCCGGATGCGGTGGAACAAAACATATCGTTTAAGCCATTTAGCGCATTATAAACAACTAAGGTTTTACCCGTTCCCGTCATACCTGTAGCGTGTACTGCTTTACCGCCGCGTGTTTCACAATAAGATGTGCCAGGGAACCAGTTATCTAATGCTATTGCGTCACCTGCCGGCATATCGCTCAATGGGTCTAGCGCGTTCCAGCCTCCAGTTGGGGCGCTTTCCGAACGAACACGCGATATTTGCTGTCTTGATGCTCGTTTTGACTTAGCAACTTGCCTCATAATGTCCAGCTACCATTCGGCACGAATACGCCCCTATGCTTATTACGGTCACGTCCGTCCGATCTTAAAACATCTTTACCGCCGTCAAGCCCCATCGTATCCTTAACCATCGCTTCGTAATCTGCGAAAACCTGTGCGTATTCCAGACCTTTTTCAGCCAACCAGCGCCATCTTAAACCCAATATAGCGAGTTTGTCAGGTAACAATATAGTATCATCATCGGCTGTAAATTCAGTCTTAAGCGTTAACCCGTCAGAACCCAACACATAACTTAATGTTCGATACTCGAACGCCCATGTGTGGCCTGCCGCCGGTACGGGATTAACCAGTAATTCGCCGCCCTGTATCCTGAATTGATAGCGTGGCCCGGTATTCTGTCTAGCCTTCATATCCTGCCAGTCAGCCGCTGATAACGGGCCGTAAATCTCTAACAAATCGGTGCGGTCGTACATCGTTTGATTAAACAACGAGTCGAAACCTGATGCCAGATCAGTCAACCTACCTTGACTTTCATTAGCAGTTGTTACAAATGTAGTTTCACGAATCAAACTCGACCATGGATGACGCGAAGATAATATCGAACATTCTTCTTCCAACAAACCGACAAGTTGTAATATACGGTCGTCAGTGCTACCAACTGCCGATACCGGCCTGGGTATTCCAGAACGTGCTGATACCTTAGTTATAATTTCCAACAGCGTCATTATCTGATTCCAACCGGATTATGTTAGCCGCGCCGCGCTTACGGCGTTTAGCGTCAGCCTCGCGCGTAAGTTCATCAACTGCCTTGGTCATCATTTCAAGATTAACTTTCAGCTGTGTATTTTCATCGCGTAATATCGCAAATTCTTGAGCTAAATTGCCGGAATTATTAATTGATTTAAGCCACCCGATGGCTTTATTCTTTAAATCTAACGCACCTAAACCAATAGCGCGCATACCTTGATCGTTAACGTTAGCCAAAGACTCAACCGTTAAGATGTTATCGCGTATAAGCATCTCCTGTTGTGCAGGCGAAATAAGCCCCCAGCCACGTATAGGCGTACCGTCAAGCGGTATTTCCTGCCCTTTTTTCCATAAATCATAATGAGTCTTGTAAGTATTTATCCATTCGCGCGGCATCCGTCCTGATGCGTTATCCGCTTCGAGTTGCACGAACCACGCATCAACTTTAAATTTCATAACGTCCCGCGAATACGGAGCAGTCACCATCGCAAAATCAACATCCTTCGCTATGTATCTCCCGGCTAATAACGATGCGTTTTTATCTTCGATAGGCACACGTTCAAACCTGACAAGCGCCATTCTTTCTTCACGTAATTCTAACATCGAATACCTTTAATTTGTGGGTTTAAAAAAGTTAAGTGTCGAGCTGTAATCGCTCTGAGTGCGTACCGATTGCGCGTCAATATTCACAAATCGAGCTTTAATGGTATAATTGCCACCAGTCAATGCCGAAATATCGATCTTACAGCGTTTGCCAGCGGCAACCACTTCAACCAACGAATCTACATCGGCCCCGCTATCAACAGACGCAGCGCAATGTGTAACTGTTTGTGATGTTGCATCACTAACTACGTTTTTGCCATAAATTCTGAAATAATCAATAGCCGTTGAGAACATGGGCGCAACCGCGCCCCAATTCGTTACCGTTAATCCGATTTTATTCACATCTTGAATATAGGTAAACGTGTCAATCTTAGTCCAAGTCTCATCACCATGCGAATAGTATACGCTCCAGACATTACCTACGCGCTTGATGCGGATATTCTTTGGCGGCGTAGTATTTATATACAGCTTATTGCGTAGCGTCTTAGCTGTTGGTGTTAGCCACCATTCTTCAATAGCCACGTTCGTACCGTTAGACACCCAGTCGAATATAAGCATTTCAGTCTCGTTCTTCTCGAACGTGATACCGGTTTGCTCATTAATAACCATCGGTAAAGCGTCAAACTTGGCGAATACTTCAACGTCCGTATTATTCCAAACTTGTCGCACTCTCGGCGCATTGGTGTTACCTACGACCAGGCTGTGAGAAGTTCCACCGGTTGGCACAGTGATATTCAAATGCCCGTTACTTACGTCCAGTGTACTGTTTGCAAGCGGGTCATACCATTCCCATTGGGGATTAAGCGAAGTACCATTAAATTCGTCTAGCTCAAGCGCAAAAACGGATGCGGGTAAAAGTACCCCTAACAAAATAAGAAGTTTATTCATGATAATATTCCAAAGCTACCGGCGGTGTTAAAGCTGTCGGTAATGTGGTTAATGTGCCGTAATAATTACCTAAGTTAGGCGGTACGGTCGAGTCTCCCGATCTGGCATTAAAATCCATTAACGTATTAAGCAGTAATCCCGTTAACGTCATTGTATGATTAGTAACTAAAGTCGCGTCAAACGCGACAACCCCCGCCCACGTTGACGTATATGCTTTAACCCGTGTGCTAGACGGTTCATTGGTTGTCCAAGTAAACGTGGCAGATGTATCGGTAACATCCGATACCTGAACATTCGTTAATACGGGTGGGGTTGTGTCAGCTAAGGTTGTTAATGTGCCGGTTTGATTTGTAATGTTACCCGTCAAGTCGGTCGCTGTTGCTGTATACGGGTAAGCCATGTTTGGTGATAACCCGGTTACTGAGAAACTGGCTGATGTTGACGGTACGCTATTGGTCAACGTTTGCCCGTTTATAACCAATTTATTTGTCGAACTTTCGTTAATCGACCAACTAACAACCGCAGAACTATCGGTTATTGCCGAATTAGCAAGTGCCGAAATGACCGGCGGCGTATTGTCTAATTGCGGCGGTTCAACGTACGCTTCGGCACCGGCATCGTTTGATATTTTCAAGTTATCAATAAGCCCAACCCGTTGGGTCGATTGCGTAGCCACCCTACCGGATCGCCAATCCCATTTATAAATCTGAAAGTTTATTCTTGGAGCAATAAGCGGCGTAGTTGTGCAATTAGAGTCCATTGCTCTATAGTTTATACCGACATGCGTCGCAACCTTAACGCCGTCCAACCATACCTCAATAAGCCCATTTTGCGCGGCAGTTTGAGCGATACGAACATGCAATTTTACACGATACCAATGATTCTTTAGTAAATTTGTCGAGTATAATTCGCCGTTCGGTGCGCCATAACCTCTAATTAAAAGAATCCCGTTTTGCACAGCCATGAAAATAGGCGCTACACCCCACGCAGATGATTCGCCACAACCGACACCGTTTGAATCCGTCCATACTTGCGGAATTTCGTGTATATCGACGGCAAATTCTTCTGCATCACTATCATCAGCCCAATCATTGTAATTTACATTAAATCCGTACCAATAATCCTGACCGATCGTAAACCTGCTTGTCGTACCGGGCGTATTACACACACTTCTGTAATTACCGTTAGATGTACCCGGAATAGCACCTTCTTCGTATGTCAGGCGTAATTTTAATAAGTTACCGCCGTAAGGTGATGCTTGTGAGCCTGAGAACTCCGCGCCGGTAGCCGACCCATTAATACGGCATGACATATCACCTATGCTAGTGGCAAAATCGTTAGAATACTGAAAGGCATTGGCAAGTTGTGCAACACTAAGATATATGATGAATAAGATTAATCGCATATTGATCTAAAATAGCTAAAATAAAAAATACACGTCCTTGTGCGCATCCTGCCTAAATATTAGGCCACAGGAACCATACAGCTAGGGTGATTCAATACGCCAGAACCGTATCCGGTATACGTGCCAGTAACAGACACTGTACCATCGGCAGTTGCTAACTTATCAACCGTGCCGATGGCTGAACCCATCATTACTGTGCGGCCATCAGGGTCAAGCTTGGCGACAACAGTTGAAGCTGGGATACCTGTACCAGACAACGCCATGCCCAAGAAGAATCCATCATAACCATCAGTAAACTTAAGAACAGACGACCCGTTCTTAGTTGTACCGGTCAACACTTTCGTACCGGTTGCTGATATACGATTTCTGATACCTAACACTTGTTTTCCGGTTGCAGTAGCTCCCAGAATACCCGCCGCAGCAACGGCCAGAATAGCATCAGCCGCAACAGTCGCATTAGTCTTATAAACCGCACGCCCGCTCAATTGTACCCATCCATACGTACCGGATGCCATAGGTGCCATAGCCACGCCGAAAGCGAATCCTTGTAATGCGGTGGACGGTAATAATACCGCGTTGAAAGCTTCATCCCACATAACAACCGAACCTTTTAAGATAGCATCAGTTGATTTTACATACATAAAATCAGCACCACCCCAAAAGTTATCACACGCAGTTGTGCGTAACCCTAACTGATGACGTTGAGTTGTATCAGGCGCGAACCAATCATTAAACGGCTGAGTGCCAGCCAATCCATCAATACTTGCAAACATTTTAATACTCCAAAATAGAACCCTGCAATATTTCTACTACTGAGTTAAAAATAAAACACCGGTAAGTTCTGCACCTACCGGTGCGTTTGATTATGCGATTACAACACCTTGTTGAGCACGGTTAGTACATACCAAATTACCCATCCAAAGCAACGGAATAACAACCCCGTCCATGTTGATAGGTGTTTTACTTTCACCTTCTGACAAATCAGCGTTTTTATGCACAACCAACTGCATATATTGAGTATTCAACATATACATGTGATTAGCCGGAATGCCGCTGTTACCTTCGGCCACAACATCTGCGCCTTTATATTTAAGTGACAAGAATCCGCCTTTAGCTTCTTTAGAGTCCATATAGCGTTTGAACGGAACTTGTGAAGCTTCGAAGAATGAATAATAGTTGTTATCTGCCAAAATAAGGTCAGGGCTATCTGTACCGCCACGATCTAACTGTAACCAAAGCGGCAACATTACCGAACCTTCAATGGTTGTTGGCGAAATGGTCACACCTTGAACCGATAGGTCGAATACTTTGTTTTGCCAGAAAGGAAACGCAGATGCATCGATGCCACCAACGGTGTTTGTCGGGGTATCTGCAACCAACGCTTGTAGTCCATTAATCTGATTACTTAACGTACCGGCTGAATACAAATCGGATGAGAAGTTATTCTCGAACGTGCGAATAGCATTTTTGAATTTTGCTTCAGCTAAGTCGATGATTTTTGACTTGCCTGAGTTAATACGCATCTCACGGCCAGACGCTACAATATTGATTGCAATTTGCCGCCATTGATATTCGGCAGCACCGATAACTTCCGACGCTGAAATATTCAAAACGTCCCAGTCTGAAAACCGTTGATAAGTGCCGTTTGCGGCGTAATCAAGTGGGGTGGCTATAGATAAACCGCCGTCCTCTTTTTTCAAATTACCATGCTTTTTTACATAATATAAAAATGCGTTTTTGTTTGAAAAATTATCGGTTATTGTTTTCTTGTGATTTCTGAAAGTAGTCGTGACTAATTCAGTAAATGTACTATTGACTGGCATAAACGGTCTCCAAATATAATAAATTCAATAATGAGTTTTAAATCATCATTTGCAGTATTACGCCTGTTAGACCTTTCCATGCCAAATGTTTGATGTTATTGCAATCGCAATACCTGTTAGATACGCGATTGTCAACCTTATCACAAAACTAGCTTATTTTATATAAGTTGTCAATGTTTATTTTGCAATCGATCGTAAGCTTCAGCCATAGTGTCCCGAATAGAACCTAATTTTTCAGACGGTCTTGAGCTGTTTTGGGTGCGTGCGGCTTTCACGTTAACGCCGGCGGCCTTTTTCTTAGCATCAACGTTCGACACCGCTGCCGGTTTTTGATGCGTTTTTTCAATTATCTTGGTGCGCACCTTTTGGTTTGCCCAACACGCCTTTTCGTATGCTTCCGGTAAGGATATACCTGTTTTCAGCAGCAACGCTATTTCGTCACCCAATTGATCGAAATACTCATTCTTAGGGTCGTTCGCGAACGCTTCAACTTCGGCAGATACGGACTGATAAGCGCGTTCGGTATTTTCACGCTCTATACGATCTAATCTTGCTTGTAATTCGTTAGCTCGCTTATCTGCTTCAAATTGCGCAGGGTTCTCAGGCGCTATAATACCAGTCTGTACCCCAATGTGATAAAGCGCGTTCTGTCTTTGTTCCAACGTACCCGTAGTTAACGCACGATGATGACCGAATAGATTATAAATAACCTCATCTTCTGGTAAACCCGTTGCTTTTATATCTTCACGGTAAGGGGTTATCGCTTTATCCAAAGCAACCGCGTAATCATGAGCGGCTTTGTATTGGTTGATACCGTCCATCATTTGCTTTTCACGCAACTCGATATAATCTTGTGCGTCACTTGGCAATTTGTTCCAAACCTCACGGGCTTCTTTCGACCATGCGTCAGGGGCTACACGATTAACAACTTGACCGTCCTCAGTTTCTTCGGTTTCCTCGGTTTCCTCAGTTTCTTCAGTTTCCTCAGTTTCTTCAGTTTCTTCAGTTTCTTCGGTTTCTTCGGTTTCTTCAGTTTCTTCAGTTTCTTCAGTTTCTTCAGTTTCTTCAAAACCTAATCTACTTGATAACTCATCAAGACCACTATCTAAATCAAAACCTTCACTTTCACTCATAATCACACCCTTATTACATCAATATCAGCGCCTGCCGTTAGCTCATTTGTTAATCGCTCTAACTTACCAGGTGGCATGGATTCAATTTCTTTTTCAATCGTCGCACGTATACCCGCCGATAATCTAGCGTCATTTTCAGCTCTATCGCGTTCAATATCTTTTCTCATTTCAGGGTCGTATTCGACACAACCATGCCGCTTCATGTCCTCAATTCTACCTTGACGACTAGTTATCGGTCGCCCATCGATAGGCGAATCGTATCGAATTTCAGACTTAACGTAACCTAATGGCGCAGATAGTATAACTTGCGTGGCTGTATCGCCGCACGCACATTCGCTTGTATTACGATGACTATTCATCGTTGAAAACTTGCTATGTACACAACCGCAATTATGGCATTTATACGTATATGTTGGCATAATCAATCATCCAAAAGTAACAAACGAATCGCTAACCATTCGTAATATTCATCAAAAAGCCGCTTTAATTCCAACAGTTCGGCGGTGTAATCTGAAATAGCAATGTTAGCTGAATCCAATATTGTTAAGATTTCAACCACTTCCGTTTGAGTAGCGACAGACACGTTTAATTTATCATCTTTAGCCAATGCGTCAACTAATTTCTTTACACGCTTCGGTTTTAATTTACCACCTTGCTTAGATTTTAAAAGTTCTTCAAACGCATCGTAGTCAATATAATCACCACGTGCATAATCGTCGTTTGCTGCACGTACGGCTAGAGTTACAGCCGCCCAGGAGCATGAGGCTGGTAAGCCGCCGTCAATATCGTACCCTAAAAACTGACCTGGAACCTCCACACCGCCAGACCAATGCTTTAGCGCTATTGCTATAACGATTGAATCAACCGCTCCGGGGCTAGCGACCGCAAATAAATCGCCATACCCCGTTGGGGCCGTTCCAACATCATCAGTAAGTGCAGCCGCTCCGCTTACGGCCCCGATAATAACAATCACCGTATTAGGTGTTGTCGGTAATATAGGGCCAGGTGATGGTATAGGCGAATTTATACCCGTCGCATCGACAGACGCAATATCGAGCGGTAATGCCAAATCAACGCCACGTAACACATAAGTTATGCCAGACGAACCTCTATTTGCGCTTGTTGAACCGTTAACGCTAACTTCAGTATCGACCACGCTACCCATAACCTTATAAGCGACACCCATATTAATATCATGCGTATCGTTCGCATACAAATCTGATACTTGAGTGTAGCCCGTAGGTGCCGGCATTCCTGAATCAGCCGCATTAGTGATACCCCACGCGACAATAACTAGGTCGCCAGGTAGACATGGCGGTATGGGTACAGGATAGCTGGCCGCTATTGACGATGCTCGACCGGAACCAACAAATGATATTGTCATTATTCAACCACTTCTTTAGCTGCTACAGGTACTCCGTTCTCGTCACGAATCAACACCCTTGTTCTGGGTAAAGATGCTGCTATAAGTTTAGTATCGACATCTTCAAATTTAGAATCGATAGCTGTAATTATATCGGATAGTGTTTGTTGAGTTTCGATCGATACAGTTGCCAGTTGTGTTTGTAAATCCGATTTAAACATCATTAAATCATCTTTCAAATGTGACAAATCTTCCAAATCCTCAGGCGAAATAGCACCTTGCATCTTAGCCAACAATATACGCACATTATTTTCAAGTTCGGCAATGTGAATATTCGTTTTTGCATTACCCTCAGCGATCTGCCTATTAGACTCGAGCTGTTGGGCTTGCAACTGCAACTTAACTTGAGCTTCTTGCGCTGATGTATCAGGTGGTGGTTGAGGCGAAGGCGGTGCTTGCATCGAATTTATTTGATCTTCAATCTCATTACCGAATCTGAATCGGCGTACAACTGTCATCATCATAGCTTTAGCCGCTTCAAACGGCAACGACCCGTTTTGAACCAAAGGTGTCACACCTTGCAAATATTGCCCCAAAGCCTGCATTGCTTCAAATATTTGCTTTTGATCTTCAGCAGCTTCGGGTAATATCGTCGAGTTAGTTTCAATATCGACACGATAAGCACGCTGCATATCATCCTTTAGCATGCCTAAAACCTGCGCCCAATCTTCCGGCGAATAAGGTAGCTGGGTGATTGAGGCCCACGTTGACGCGTCAAACTTCGTAACCGCAATTTCGAGCATGATTCGTGACAGGTCACGCGCGTAAACTTGTACAGCTTTCTGGCTACGCTTCAATCGCATAGTTCCCCATTGCGATTTAATATTCTGCGCGCCAAATGTTTCATTCGGGTCAGTTGCCCCACGTAGAATATCCGATATACCGGTTATTTCATAGATAGTGCTCTTACATTCAGACCGGGAGCTGTAAAGATTCTGCAATACGGTCATCATCACGTCGAGCGGCATAAACCATATAGCGTTACGAAAACCACCTTGTGCAACCAATGAGCTGCCTTTTTCAGCCGCTATAAACTCATTGTCATCACCTTCAAGTAAGTTACGAATATCATCACCCAATTCACCGTCATAAATACCCTTCGCCTTGATTGCATTAGCTAGTAGCCCGATACGTCGAGTTATTACGTTAAGTTCTTCCGCTTGAGTTTCATACAGCGTGTACGGAGCAGTTGGTGTCAGATTGTGGCTTTTTTCTATAAATTGAAGCGGTTTTGGAATCGGATAAAAACCGGACAATTCTAACGGGTCGTCGTCAACCTTTAAAAAATCGTCCTTGTATTGCTCGCATATCCAACGCACTTTTCTGTTGGTTTTGTCCCATATTTGATAAATACAAACCGTTTTTATACCACCTTGCGAATCATCATCTAACGGCTCGTGCCGTTCGTCGCGTGAATCTTCTGATTTTTCGCCGGTTGTGAATGATAATTTAGCCGCAATCTCGTTGCCGAATAATCGCTTGGCCTCATCTTTATCGATAAATTCCTCAAACGCTATCCACGGTACTTTCGACCATTTACGAGCGTATCCAAATAAAATTCTATCCCACACCACAGAATCAACACATACGTTTTCTTTCGCTACATAATCACCTTCGGATACTTCGGCATCGAAAACGACACGTGTCACACCACGACCTGGCAATAGCGCATCAAGCGTTACACTTGAGAGCGCATCATCAAATGACTCGTAACCCTCAACGTTCGTATCAAATAAATATTCGAGCATCCTGATAGACGCATCACTTGCGGCTTTACCAACAGGGTCGTCGTTCTTAAATCTTCGCTGTACTACCGGCCTGGGGGTATTTGAATATAATGCCGGTAACAATGTGTCGGTATTCGAGTAAAGTATATTGAACGGAACATCTTGCTTTTCACAGCCGTCGTATATTTCAAAAACTCGTTTGCCGGTCTTACGGAACTGCTTATCGCGCTTTAACGATGCTCTGATTTCATCAAACCAATACTTTACATCATCAATTGTTGCCATTATCGTTTACCGTTAAGTTTTTTCATACGTTTAAGGTGCTCAGCCATTATATTCTTCATGGGTATGTTTTGTACAGAATGAGTAAGTAAAGCATCGTCATGTGATCGACCATCCTCAATCGCCTTAGCTTCTTTCCAAGATAACGACAGATACCGCCAAGCATCCGCATAGTTGCTCGATTCATCATGATCAGGCTCGTTTGAAAAAACTTTCTTTTTCTCATCATATTTTGTATGGTAATTAATTAATGCTTCGACACCATCGGCAGTCGAATCAGCGTTAAACACAACACGAGGAAACGTTGCACGCGCGGCCTGAATACCTTGCATTTTCGTCGTACTCGGTACCCGCCTTATCTTACCAAATCGACCATCTTTATTTGCATACCGAAACTGATCATCTATCGACTTGCCACCGCCTAATAACGTCTTGGCAAATCCATCATGCGGTAGCCAAATTGAACCATACTTGTAGGGTTTACCTCGTAATAAATCGACATAAAACGGAATATCTTTAAAGCCCGACTCGTGACAATCAATAACACGAATCTCAGACGCGATAACTTGGTAAAACCATATCGCAGTTGTATCCTTCAACCCTAAATCAAACGCGCAATGTACAGGGTATTTAGGAATCCACGGGTATTCGCCAATTTTACCCGAATATTGCAACTTGTAAATACAATCGGCCCAAATAGCACCCATTATTGCAGCTTCAAACGATACGTAATACTCTTGAAGATATAACGCCGTGCCGAACTCTTCACCATATTGCGCAATCAATTCAGCTTTTATCTTCTCAAGTTGTGATTCGAAGAACACACCGGTTTCATCCGCAGTCATTCGGCTGTAATTCCAATCGGGATTATTCTCAGCCATGATTGCCAAGCGATGAAAATGATTCTTGCCGCGCGGCGTGCCGTTGAATATTACCCATCCGTTATTCTCTTCAACGATAGGCATAAGGTATGCCCAGGCAGACGGATCGCATAACGCAAATTCTGAAAATACCAAACCTATAGGGGGTGAACCGACCAGAGCATTGAATGTATCGGATCCCACAAGTTGTATTGTTGAACCGTTAATAAGTTCAATCTTCATTTGATCTTGAATCGTGGATTTTCGCAATTCATACGGGATAATCCCATCTAACCGCAGCTTACCTGTATTAGGATTAATAGCGCTCCACATTGATTTGCGGGCTTGTTCGTACTTGGGCAACATATACCAGTAGTTGCCAACGCGCGTAACGGCTTGAATCACCGTGTAGTTAAGCGCAACATCATCCTTACCGCTTCGACGATGCCATAACATCACTGTCCGCTTTGCATCACAGTGCATAAGCGAACGCCACAAATCCGCTTGATACGGTCGTGGCGTCCACTCATTCGGTAATCTGATATTAATCTCCACTAATATTCAATATTAGCCAGAAACATACACCAACCGCCACACAGAATACAGCGTATTCTGGCAAATAATCAAACAGTAGCATATGCTTAATATAAATTTACGTTATCGATCATACAAAACATAGATTTTGTAGACTTAAATCGCAATACCATGTATTTTGCACCCAATGGAACCGATACGCTGCCGGTATTAAGCAAAGTCAGATCGGTAAAATCAAATTGAGACTTTACAACAGGATATACCAGCGTTCGGGCCGCCATATAAATCTTGTTTGCATCGTAAAAACCCAGGTAAAAGAGCCCACCACTAACATTACACATGCCGCCGAACTTAAACGTATAACTCGATTTCGTTACTGGGATCCAATAGCGGTAACTGAATAAACCATATCCACCCTGTGCTGATAGTGTAGTAACGATCTTAGCGTAGTGACCTGTGTATTGTGTTGACTGCCAGTTTGATGCACCAACCGTAGCGTTATTACCGAAAACACCCCAACCATTCACACCACACGCAGGGTCAGGTGAACACACACCATTACCAACACCCACTTGTTGAACTTCAAAATTAGGATTAACACTAATCAAATTAGCTTGTGCAACGTTAACAACGAACAACAAAACTGCAAAAATAATCTTTTTCATGAGTATACCTATAAAAATTAAGAAAAAATATTAAGAATATTACTAACTATAAATTCAATCAACTCAAACATCATTACCCCCAGACTTATCAATTATTACGTTTATCTTAAGCCCGTCCTGTGCCGAAACATCAACTTGCTTTGGTAGTATTTTAGCCAAAAGCCCCATAAAGGCGACCGGATTCTCAATAGCTTGTGCCATCAACCAATCTGTGCCGCCTAATTGCTCAAAAGCATTGATTATTGCCCACTTAAGATCGTAGGTAATATGACCGCCTTGCTTCGACGGTTTAGCCAAGTAATCACCCTCTTTAGGTGTCACCATCACCACCCTTTAAAAACCAAAATAGTTTTAGCAGAGTTACCGCGAATGTTACGCCGACTATAATCACGTATGTAAGTACCAACGCTTTCATTCGTCACCGCCCATTCCATACGCGACCATCTTACCTATTAAGATGGCAAATAAAAAACTACCGATCAAAAAACCAAGAATACCTAATAACATTTTAACCCCCTACTTGAAAAAGCGTGGCAACAATCACACACGCTTGAAAAATAATCATACATATACCGATTATGGCACCGCGTTGGGCCAACTTCAAATCGATTAATAAAGCAGAATCGTATTCAGCTCTCGCACGCCGAACCGCACGTACCGAATTTTCAATATCATTCATGATTGCACCCCTTTAATTTCGATTTCATCATCGACAAGCTTAGCTGTAAATTGAGTGTACGGCGTGTTTACCATCTTAGCATACTTCACTCGAGCCCTATCCTCGTTTGGTGCGTCAACGAATCCTACGAACCGTGAATAATGAAATGTAGCGTATCTATTCATCATCGCTCTGCCCCGATACATAAACTTCAACACCAACATATCCTGATTGATAATCACTTGATTCGTACTCTCTCGAAAAAGCATCAGGGTCGAGCGGCCTCACGGCCAACCAAAATAACCATACTAAAGTAACAATAGCTACAAACGTTAACGGTTTCATAATCTATCCTCTATTTTTAAATTACAATTCTAAATATCGCCTACATATATAGGCAGTTTGTTGCCTATTAATTTTCTCAGCATTAGCAGCGGCATCGACGGCATAAGTATGAGCAGCAGCATTAGCAGCGGCATGGGCAGCAGCATCAGCAGCGGCATGAGCAGCAGCATGAGCGGCATGAGCATTAGCAGCAGCATGAGCAGCATGAGCATTAGCAGCATGAGCATTAGCAGCGGCATGAGCGTTATTTAATTCCTTTAAGTCTATTCGCCCTTCACCAAAAGCTATAGCCGCGTCCACAGCTTCAATACTTCTAGGATCCCTCATCGAACCCCGCACTGTATTAGCACAGTATCCTTTCGCTAAAGATAATTCACGTAAGTTTGAGGGGTGTACTTTCGCATAAATCCATAACATCCAGTCACCTCTCTGACAGTCATCCCATGCGTCTTGAACCGATCTATCGCCTATCCATTCTTTAGCGTGGTCACATGCGTCCAGGTTTATTAAAACATCTATTGCATTATCGTTTTTGTTAATCTTCATATTGTATTCCTCCAAAAACGACCAGGTTAATTCCCGATTCGCTGGATACAATATAGATCAAATTTAGCTAACTTGTCAAATTATTTTTAGCATTTATATAAAGATTTTTTAATTGCACTTCAAGCTCTCGAATCATATCTCGATGTTCGTCTCTTACGTAAATCGTAATTCGTCTAAAAGTGCCGTCTTGCGTCTTACGTCGATAATAGCGGTCTTGTGCCCAACGTGCCAATGTTTTCTTAATTACCTTTGGCGCAGCCTTCATTTGCTTCTTTCTTCGGTACTTCATTAGTTCCAAATAATACTGTTTGTCCACATTCTCAGGATTGTGCATTTTTTGCCTCCAATTTTATGTTTAAAATGATGTCTGCCACCTTCATGCCACGTTTTAAGGGTGCGTGGCAGGGTTAAGCTGTTGATTTTAAAAAGAAATGTCACGTTTAACACCCTGCCACCTCCTTTTCAAATTCTTATACTATAATTACACTTATCCACAACCCACCCTGTGGATAAGTTATCCACAACCCACCCTGTGGATAAGTGTAAATCTCTATATAAGAATATTAAAATACATGGCAGAGATGGAAAGGTGGCATATCTATATTACAATCAACAGCTTAACTCTGCCAACTTCCTGCCACCTACTGCCACCTATATTTTATAAAATGCCCGAATATCTTGTTTTGCGGTTAAAAAATTATCTAATTTGTAATATCGTATGTTGTCGCGTCGAGTTCTGGTAAAAATCCCATGTACTTTTTTACAAAAATTATCTTTAGTTTTTTGATCGTAATTAGATATTCGATTACGCGAACACCAATTTATATATTTTAAATAGAGTTCGTTTCCTGATATGTACGAAATCCAGTCTACCGGTTCAATATCATCGGAAGTAAAATCAACCAAAAACTGTCCTATAGAATCTAAAGCGCCCGTGCGTTGATCTTTTAATCCTTGTGTTTGCGGTATCTTATTCGGATGAAACTGCCGCACATCCAATGTAAGCATATCGAATAAAAACGCGCTTCTAACATCATCCGAATCACAATGCGCAATGAGTGCGTCGAAATAATCGTTATCATCAATATGTCGGCTATCAACATCGAGCACACAATACCGCCGTTCTTTAGTGGCAGCATTGACCGCATATTCCTGGTTGGTACTCATGATTATTTTAAGGTAGTTAGGCTGCGATACTTTGTCTAACCCTTTACGCTCAATATCGATCACCTCTTCGGTAATCATCGATTTCAAATGTCCTTCATTTTTCTTGTCACCGTGAAAAAACGCCTCATCGGCAAACAGGAAGCATTTATTAGCCAAGTGACCGTTGAAGTGGCCCACCAAAGCGCTACTACTTGAAATGTGCATACCGTGACCATTCCACAGCTTACGAATGAAGTGTCCGAACACACCTTTACCGCTGCCCTCTTCACCACGCATGACAATAGCTGACCCGGCTTGCTTCTCAGGCATTTGAAATCCACGCGCCAACCATTTATATAGGTAGTCTTGTGATTCTTTATCGCCAGCGCATATAATTTCGTCAATGTGATATTTGAGTAGTGACCAATCACCCTTAACAGGCTCAACCGGAAACCCCTTCCATGTGTTATATTGATTTTCAGAATGTTGGTTTGTTGGATCAAACACCAGGCCGCCGGTATAGGTGCGCCTTTTAGGGTGCTTTATCCACGCCGTGCCAATGTCCATCATGATCGGCTTCGTACCGGTTAACGAGTTCTTATCTTCCTTTTCACCCACCTGTATTATTTGATTCTCAAACATCGTAATGAATCCATGACGTTTGTAAAAGATGTTTTCACCCTCCATGATACGTACATCACCGCCTATTGTGACTAATGAGAATACTTCATTCATGGCGGTTATCGTTGAATCCAAGGTATCTTGCCAACTTACAAATCTAACGGGTTCGTTTGCGGTAGTTGGAACCGGAACAGATAAGCCAGATCGATAGCTGTCTAGCAACGCCCTGACTTCAGTTTTCGATGTAGTCCCGCCATCGGCCACACTATCGGATAATCGAGATAACGTATCCCATGCGGTCGATTCGCTAATCAGCCCGGTCGAGACGAAGCCACCGGCCAGCTTACCAACTCGCAACCGGGCGGCGTGTCGTTCACCATCGCCGGGTACACCAAAACACGCGGTAATGCGTCGTATTGCGTCAACTTCTTGATACCACTCTAGCGGTTTATCCGTTGCGGCATCCGCCGGCTCAGACTCAACAGTTGGTAATACCTCAATCAACTCGTCAGCATCATAATTAATGTAAATATCAGGGTCGTATGACGCAAAACACAGCCTGGATATATCCTTACCCGATTCATCAACATTTAGGCCCCAGAACGAGAACGCCTCGCTAATACACTCCCATGATGCGAATGATCGCACTATAACTTTAAGCCCATTCCCACTCGGGCTGATAAAACATGCCATAACATACGGTAAGCATTTGATCAGTTCCTTGGCGGTTATATCACAATTATCGAAATCAAGGCAGCGTAATCCGCTAGATTCAAGTAGCGAATCAGCACCCCTGCCACCAAATAACCCTTGGAATACAAACGCAGGTAATGTTGATTGTTTGAGTACCGATCGCGCTTGTTTATTGCTTGCTTTACGTATTGCTGTTATCTCGCTATACCATCGACCCCTACGAATATCTTCAAACGCGCTAACAAGTGATACGTAATCAGCGGAAATCGCTTTACAGTTATCAAAATACGTGATATATTGGTCTCGAAAATCCATGTCGTACCTCCTTTGGCCGCGCAAGCGGCCTTTTTTTAACGTGTAAAAACAGACAATACGTGTTTTTGCGTAATTGTGTCCAGGTCACTAAAGCAAGTATAGTTGTTTGCAATCGCATCAACCAATACCTCATATTCATTCTCGACGATGGCTAGTTCAACAACTGCCTTTCTAAATTTAGCCATTGAACCGTAATAATAAGGTATAAGGCCCATCGATACACCCATACGTGTTGTTACGTTTTTTTGTGTAAGATCGCGTATGCTTGATTGCTTAGCCACGTCTAACGCTGTTTCGGCTAATCGTTGTTTCATGGTATTCATTTTCATTCTAGTGATCCTGTTGTGAACTTGGCATCGCCGCCAAGCCGATTGATTAATTTAATAAACGCTAATTGCGCTTGTTCAGCTTCTGTATTACGATAAGCCCAACCAGGTCGTTTACATTCGCGTGCCACGAATTGCCCGTCTGGTTTTATACCGATAAGATCGGATGATTTAATTTGCCGGTTCATGTTTCGCGACTCGTTGGCCAACCCCCATCTAATAAAGCGGTTATTGTCGAGCTTTCCCGCGCCGACATTATTTCGCATGAGTATCCAGCCTTTATGCGAGGCTTCGAGTTGAACGAGCGTCTTTGCGTAATTCTCATCATGCACTTTGTTGTCCGGAGCGGCGGCTATATCCCCCTTGTCGAGTGTTGTAAGTAATCGGCGCAGCTCGCTGAAAGCTTCACCATCTATATTGTATTTTTCACGCCATTCTTGAATCGTCATAAATTTTTCCTAAAGGTAATTGACCACGGTATCAATATATCGTATATTAGTAATCATGACAATTAAACTATACGATTATCAGAATAAATTAGTATCGGAAGCGCTCGATCAGCTTGATTCCGATATGAAAAACGTCATGATCGTAGCGCCCACCGGGGCGGGTAAAACGATCATGATGTCTGAGTTAGTGCGGTCATTGGATTGTCGAATTCGGCTTATTGCACATCGGTCTGAGTTGATCATACAAATGAGCTGCGCACTAGCCCGATTCGGAATAAAGCATAATGTCATAGCACCCAAACAGGTCGTTACATCGTGTGTGCGTGCTCATTTAGCGCTATACGGCGGATCATTTTTCCATCAATACAGCCGCGTCGATGTTGCGAGCGTGCAAACGCTGAATAATCGGAATGATCTGCGCGTACCCGATTTATGGATTACCGACGAATGTGCGCATGTTTTACGAAAAAACATATGGGGGCAATGTTTAGCACAATATCCAAAAGCAAGCGGTATCGGCTTCACAGCTACGCCGTTAAGACTTGATGGGTATGGTCTCGGTAGTAAGGCTGACGGCGTATTCGATTCAATGATTATAGGCCCGACTACCCGTGAGCTTATTAATCGTGGTCGATTATCCGAGTTCATCATGTACGCCCCCAAGTGTGATATTGACTTCACCCATGTGCGGCACACTGCGAACGGTGATTTCAGTCAACCAGAATTGCGCGATGTAACGCATAAGTCACGCCGTCTTGTTGCAGATATTGTACGCACCTATATTGAAAAGGCTAACGGTGTACGTGGACTGACGTTTACGGTTGATGTCGAATCAGCCGCCGAAGTTGCTGAAAAATTCAACACGGCAGGGATCCCAGCGGCGGTTGTTAGTGCGAAAACACCTTACATTGAACGTGTTCGTGCGATAGACCGGTTTAGAAAAGGTGAAATCTTACAGCTTTGTAGTGTTGACATTCTCGGTGAAGGTGTTGACATCCCGGATGTCGGATATGTTGCTCTGGCTCGTCGTACCGAATCTTTCAGTTTATTTTGCCAGAATGTGGGCCGTGGTTTAAGATTCGTACCGGGCAAGCAACCAACGATAATATGTGACCATGTTGGCAATATCGCGGCGTTAACTAATCGATATGGCCCCTTCGATCGATTTAAGAATTGGTCATTATTAGGTGAGCGGAATAAGACTAAAACTTTAAAGCCGATCATAGACCGTACCAAAACCTGTCCTGAGTGCTTGGCGGTATACATGGCTGTATTGGGTCAGATATGCCCGTATTGCAAGACAGAAACACTACCTGTATCTAGGTCAAAACCTGAAAATGTTGACGGTGATTTAAGCTTGTTATCGTTCGACGGCATGTTGAATTTGAAAAAACAACTTGATGCTGTTTTTGACGAACCTAAAGTACCTCACGGTGCAACACTTGAGATAATGGGCGCTATAAAAAAGAGGCATCGTTTGCGGTTAAAATCACTATCTGAATTGCGAACATTAATGCTCGAATGGTCACGCGGTAAGCTTGATATACCATCAGCCCAGCGCCAGTTTTATCATGAATTCGGCATTGATGTGGGCACGGCGCAAACGTTGTCTAAAAAAGAAATGACGATATTAATTGACAAGTTAAATAATTATGATCTATAATTAAATCGTACTTTTGGGGGTATAAAATGAAAATGATTAAGATTAACGAGAATTTTAAAGTAAGCGACGGTGCTGCGTATGAATTGGACACACCTAGATCGTGTCGGTTGGTCAGTGCAGGATTGTTAAAATGCATGGCCGAAGGCGCTATCGCTGAGTCGTGTGTTGAAGGCGCTATCGCTGAGTCGTGTGTTGAAGGTGCTGTTGCTGAAGCGTGGTGTAAAGGCGCTATCGCTGAGGCGTGGTGTAAAGGCGCTATCGCTGAGTCGTGTGTTGAAGGTGCTGTTGCTAAGTCGTGTGTTGAAGGTGCTGTTGCTGAGGCGTGGTGTAAAGGCGCTGTTGCTGAGGCGTGGTGTAAAGGCGCTGTTGCTCAAGCTATGTGTAAAGGCGCTGTTGCTCAGTCATGGCGTGAAGGCGCGGTTGCTCAGTCATGGCGTGAAGACGCTATCGCTCAGGCTATGTGTAAAGGTGCTGTTGCTGATGCTCGCGTTGAAGGCGCGGTTGCTCAGTCATGGCGTGAAGGTGCTGTTGCTGAGGCATGGCGTGAAGGTGCTGTTGCTGATGCTCGCGTTGAAGGCGCGGTTGCTGATGCTATGTGTGAAGGCACGGTTGCTGATGCTCGCGTTGAAGGCGCGGTTGCTTTAGAAGCTAGTATCGATACGCTTAGTCAACGTATAGAGCTGTTATCATCAGCAATTAACGCGTCTAATAATAACGATGCAATATTTTTCTTTAATCTTAAAGCTCAGCTAAATAAAGATTTAGCCATTATAGATTGCAAATTGAATCAAATATTATTACCACTAATTAGGAACTAAAATGAAAATACAATTGATGATAACCAACCCTACAACCGAATTACTTGTATTTTTGAGCAATTCAGATTGTAAGGTTGCGGTTGAGCAAACATCATCGTACGAACCGGTGCAACTATCGCCATTCGACACTGATTTTACGGTTAAACCTGTATCTACTGTACGTAAACGCCGTTCAAAATCAAACACAGTTGAAGCGGTCGATGTACCGGAAGTACCGGAAGTACCGGAAGTACCAGAGGTACCGGAAGTACCAGAGGTACCGGAAGTACAAGAAGTACCAGCGAGTAAGGAACGTATAACGCAATTCGCACAAGTCGCTGCGC